CTTCGCCGTAAGGATTAACTCCCACGGCACTACCGTTCTTAATACGATTAGACATCATCCAACGTATAAAATCACCAAAATACATCCTACAGGCTATAAGAAAAGCTAAATCAGTTCCAGATATCATTCGAGTTTCCCCGTCTTCATACTTGGATAATTTTCTCCTCTCGTCCTTAAGGAAAGTCATAAAAGCATGTTTATCGCGTTCACCAATTTTGGCTTTAGCAATAATAGCTAATACTTGTAATTTGAGTTTCTTACATGCCGGAGTATCAAAATCATAAGGTCCATCTTTTCCAAAGAAATCCGTTTTCCCTGGTCCCTCAGTGTACATACACAATGGGTACCCAGGACTAGTTGCCCGAGGAATTCCCTCACAGAATTCAATTCCAGGCACACCTTCAACAGCTTCCTCAAAGGATAAAAGACGAGGACTCCATGGTTGATTAGCGTCAGCATTTGCATGTAAGTGGTGTATATATTCATCAGTAACATTATCCATCAGCACAGAATTATAGGCGGGAAAACCTCCACCATAATCCTTAAAAGCTTTCTGTATAGGTCTAACCAATTTTCCATCCCTCGTGAAATTCCTAAGGCGTGCAGGCCTGGTCTTAGCAGGACCCCACTCACCATAAATAGCACTCGGAATAATATTGGTTTTAGTTACAGAACGCGGAGCTTGAACTTCCTCCATAGCAACCTTATTAGCACAAGGTTTTTCAGGAAGATCATTTTCAGGTAATTTATGACAAACATACATTTGAGGCTCCATAGATATCTCATCTTCATCTATTTCAGGTACTACTATATCTGAGTCCAGCTCAGCTAAAGCTTTAGTAACCTGAAGATTACTAAGAAAATATGAAACTCCATGTCCACTTGCGGAACCAGCTACATGAATACCAAGAATGACAGGTTTTGATGTCTTAGGATTATGTCCATAACAGACTGACCCGCAATCACCAACTCCAGTTCTTAATCGATACTCAATACAACAATCTACCGAATAATCTCCATAAGACACATGACCAAAAGAACCTTTAGAAATCATCTGTAAGGGTCCAGTCTCCTTAACAACATTCAACATAATATTGAAATTATAATTAAAGAGAGGATGATCAATGTCAATGAAATATTCAGTGAGATCACAATGTGCATGAAGATTCTTAAAACGCACGAAGGCTATATCCTCCAAAGTTGTATCACTTTGGGTAACAGCTGCTATAGTTAGATCCTGAGGTTTGAAACAATACTTAATAGTAGAGTTTGGCTTACGTAATTCTACGCTCGCGGCGGGATCCTCAGAATCGTTATAGAAACCATTACTGGACATTTCCAACATCTTATCAATAAAGTGGAAAGGTATAACAGCAACATTATCTTTAATAAAAGTAACTGACCCACAGGCGTCACG